TATGAGAGAAGAATATCTTTGGGTAGAGTCATGGAGACCTAAGAAGGTTGAAGAAGCTATACTACCAAAAGACTTACAAACTACATTTCAAGAATTTGTAGACCAGAAAAACATACCTAATTTAATACTTGCAGGTGGACCAGGTGTAGGTAAGACTACCATAGCCAAGGCTATGTTAGACGAATTAGAGTGCGATTATATCGTTATAAACGGTAGTTTATCAGGTAACATTGATACATTGCGTAATGATATAATGCAGTTTGCTTCCTCTATGAGTTTAGTAGGTGGAAGGAAATATGTTATACTAGATGAAGCTGACTATTTGAATCCTAATAGTACACAACCAGCTCTTAGAAACTTTATGGAAGAGTTTAGTAAGAACTGTGGCTTTATAATGACATGTAATTTTAAGAATAGAATTATAGAACCATTACAGTCAAGATGTAGTGTAATAGATTTTAACATAGATAAAAAAATAGGTCAGATACTAGCAGCTAAATTTATGAAAAGAGTTGAAGGTATACTTAAAGCAGAATCTATACAGTTTGATCAAAAAGTTATAGCTGAATTGATAATGAAGTTCTTTCCTGATTGGAGAAGAGTACTAAATGAACTACAAAGATATAGTGCTACAGGTAAAATAGATACTGGAATACTCAGTAACTTATCTGATGAGAACTTTAAAAATTTAATTAGTTATTTGAAAACTAAAAATTTTACAGAGATGAGAAAGTGGGTAGCTACTAATTTAGATAATGAACCAGTAGTGTTGTTTAGACGTATCTACGATCATTCAAATACAGTAATGAAAAAAGGTTCTGTACCACAACTTGTACTTACTATAGCAGACTATCAATATAAAAGTGCATTCGTAGCTGACCAAGAGGTAAATATGGTTGCATGTTTAACTCAACTAATGGCAGAATGTGAATGGATATAAAAAAAGTAGCAATAGTAGGAACAGGTGTAGCTGGTTTAACAACTGCATACTTTCTTGCTAAAAAAGGTTATCAGATAGATTTATTTGATCGTAATACATCAGTAGCAAGTGAATGTAGTTATGCTAATGGTGGTCAGATATCAGTATGTAATGCTGAAGTATGGAACACATGGGAAAATGTTATGCATGGTCTCAGTTGGTTAGGAAAAGCAGATGCACCTCTTTCTTTAAGATTAGATGTGCTTGGTTGGAAAAAAATTAAATGGTTAGCTAACTTTTTAGGTACAACTGCTTTAGGAAGATATCAAAAAAATACTCGTAAGATAATTGAATATAGTTTAAGATCAAGAGAATTATTATTAGAGCTTGAAAGTGATATCAATATAAGATATGATCAACAGTATTGTGGTATTGTTCATGTGTATAGTAACGG